CGATTATGGTAGGTTAATTTATTTGTTAAATAGTTTAATTATTTCACTATTTTTTATAATTTATCTAAACCATAGAATTTTTTTGTTTGAAACCAATTACCATTTAAACTTGTTAAATCATTTAATTCAGGGATACTATTGTTTGGTAATCCTAAATCTTTTAATGCTTTTACACTTTCATTTATAATACCTTGACTTTTTTTTGCAAGAGCATCACCTTTATCAGATAATTTAGCTAAATCTTTTATTAAACCTAAATATTCACCACCTTTAGCACTTATTTCTTTATCTAAAGATTGAAATTCTTTTAAAAGTTTTTTTACATCATCTGTTATAGCTAATTCTACTTTTTCAGATTTTAACTCAACCTCTTCTTTTTTAGTTAGTCTGTTTAAGACTCTTTGATAGTTAGTCATTTTTAAATTTTTTTCTTTATCAATTTGTTTTAACTTTCTTTGCGCCCATTTAACACCAGCATCTCCACCCCAAGCTAACCACATCAATCTACCACAGCCATCTCCTAATTTCTTTTTAGAATTTTGTCTATGTCTTTCAAAAGCAGCCATTCTAGCAATAGTATCTCTTGAAATAGGCTCTCCTTTTGCTAGTTGATTTGCTCTTTGTTTTCCTACTGCTGTTCCACAAGAACCCCAACCATTTTCTTCTGCATACCTTAATGCTATTTTAGCATTTTCAGATGCCTGTTTAGGATAGTCTGTATATGATTCTAATTTTACCATAGTAAAAAAATAGAGCAAAGAATATACTCTGCCCTATTAATTAATATTATGATGTAACAACTGAATCAAAAAACGGACTAGCTGCAATTGTAGTTTCTGTAGCATCAATAAAGTTTGCTGGAATCTTTTCTTGAGCAACCATAGTTATTGTATAACCATTTAAATCGCCCATTGCTGTTCCTGTTGTTATTGCTGCTGTTGTAACTTCTGCTCCGTGTTCTAATCCCATTAAAAAGAAATTACCATTGTAATCTTCAACTACAACTCTTGGTCTACCAAAAGAAAGTAATTTTACTTGCTTATGTGTACCAACATCTTGTTTTTTTAAAACTGCTGTTAATGTTTGTTCTACGAATGTTGTACCATTCTCACGAGAACTTGTAATAGTTTGTTCAAGGTTATTACCACCTTTTAATTCATATTTATACCCAACGATTGATCCTGTAGAATTAAAACCATCTATTACATCAGTATCAACACCATCAAAAGTATAACTATCAATATTATCGTAGTTTACAAAGTATAAGTTTTTTATACCTCCAACTACATCTTTGCAAGGCTCTACTCTACCTGCTGAAATATCACAAGACATATTTTTATATTTTTAAATGTTATAAAAAAAGGTAGGCACTTTTACCTACCCTTTTTAAACTCTAGTTAATTAATCTTATGCTCTGTACCAAACTATGTCAGATGCAATTCCAAACTGAACAGCACAAGAAAAACGCATTATTACTCTCACATTTTGTGAACCATCTAATGCAGCCATATCAATTACACGAACTTCTTGATTGTCTGAAAGCAACGAGCATCCAAAAAACAAGTTTGATTTTTGAGCAGCTACAGCTTTGTTAGCACCAAGACCTTGAGCAACTACTACAGGAATACCATCAAATGATAATGCTCCATTTGTGTACCAAGTAGTACCTTTATTCTCAACACCAGCAGCACCTAAACCGTTAGCACCAAATCCACCTAAAGCACGAATATATGCTCTTGCTACGTTAGGAGCAACATATATCTGTAAATCTTCTTTTCCATAAATTGCTGTTGGTATATCATCAACAATTTTTCCAAGTTCAGCAATAACTGTTGCTGAAGCACCGATTGCTGTAGAAGCACCAGCTACGTCATTAACGTCTGCATCTGCATCTAATAAATCAGAGAATCCTGTAAATTCATTTGCAGAACCATCTCCTTCCCAAATATTAGATTCTATGTTGTTAGCTACCTTTGCTGCTGTATAAGCAATCACAAATTCTTCAAAAGATGGTGCTAAATTATCAAATGCTGAAAAGCCCATTTGTTCTGCTTCCCAAGAATTATGTAATTCTTTCTTACATAAACTCATATTTACTTGATAATCTGAAACTTCGATAACTCGTTCAGTTAAAGTCAATGTTCCACTTGCATTAAAATCACAAGTAGCTGCCTTTACTACGTTGTTGTCTAGTGAGCCTACTTGTAAAACTGCTTTGTGTTTTACGTTAGGCATAATTGTAATTAGACCTTTGTCTAATGTTGATGCAGATAATAAAGCTGCCGAGATGTATTTCCCTGAAAAACTTCCTGCATAACTGCTTGTTAAATCTGGATTTCCTGTTGCCATTTTAATTTTAGTGGTTAAGCCACAAGCTATTTATTTATATATTAATATTATGAATTACAAATTCTTTCCATTACTCTATCTAAAGTTGATTTTGCTCTATTTTGAGCATACTTTACATTAATTCCTGTTGATGTGTTTTCAGGATTGTGAGTAATTGGTTTAGAAGCTGGAACATCAGTAAGTTCTACTTCTTTGCTTTCTTCTTTTTCTTCTTCGTTTTGTACATCTGTAGACAATGTTAAATTAGATTTGAACTCTGCAAGTTTAGAATCAATTAATTTTCCGATAGCATCCATATCTTCGCTAGAAAAATAAGATTCTTTTGTTACTGCTTCAACTACTTTTTTAGGTGTAGCTGTTTCTGTTGGTTTGCTAGATGCAGCAACTTCTTCTTCTACTTCTTCTTCTTTTACTTCTTCTTCTCTTTCAGAAATTGAAGCAATAATTCCTTCTTCTTCTACTTTTAAAATCATACCATCTTCTAGTACATATTCTCCTTCAGGTAAAGCTATTTTTTGCTCATCTTCTGTTACTATTACTACTGCTTGACCAGCTTCAAATGTTTCTGCTTCAATAACAGTAACACCATCTTCTAGTTTCATTGTCGCTAACTTAACTTCAACTTCCATTCCTAAAGCTGTTTTAATTGCGTTTAATGTATCACTTGCTTTGCTCATTTTATCTTAATTTTAGATTATTTAATTATATAACTATTATTTAAAAAGTTTGTTTTGTTTTTAAGAATTTTTGTTTAGTTTAAATAGTGAGTTTTTTTAACTGTCCTTTAGCTATCTTAATTTCTTCTTTTAAATCTTCTGAAGTATTTATTCTTGCTTTTAAAGATGCATATTCTTCTATTGAGCTAGCACTTATTCCAAGGTTTTTTGCTAAAGTTTCTGTTTCTTTTAAAAGTTTTTCTGATGATTTTATTTTAGATAAAAATTCAGATTCATTAATTTTATCGCCTAATGCTCTTGCTTTAAAAATAGCATTATAAAAATTTTCTATGTTTTTATCTAATGCTTTATTAGCTTTATTATATTCTGATAATGATTTACTTAAATCACCAACTAAAGACAATTCTACTTTTTCAGACTTTAAATCTATCTCTGTAATTATATCTTTAATCTTTGCAACCATCAATTCATCTTCAGATAATTGTGTACTTGCATCTAATTGTTCAAATCCCTGAAACATACCTTCTATACTAAAACCTTTATATTCTCCTTTTTTAATTAACTTCCATTCTTCGTCATTATTTATCTTCATCATAATAACCCAACTACCTACAGGTGCATTTAACTTATATAAATTAGACTTATCATTTTTCGCATCTTCTACGATCCACGATTCTATAACTGTTGCATTTTTTACAGGCTTTTCGTGTTCACTTGTTACGTTATTTGCGTTTAGATTTCGCATATATAACTCTTGTGCCTTTGCAATAGTTTCTTTACTGAAATAAATATTAAACTCTTTGTCTTTCATTTTACGATAAATTCTCTTTTCAGGAACTAACGCAATTCCGACAACAACCCTTCTATCTTCATTAGCAACTTTTAACTCTATTTCTTGTTGGCTTAATGCAACCCAATTTTCTTCAATAGCTGGATTTTCTACAAGGCTAACAGCGAATACACCATCTTCCTTTTCGTTTCTTATAAATAATTCTATTTCTTCCATAATTAAATAACTTATATTTTTTGTTTATGTTTTATTTTATAATCCTGATAGTTCTACTTTATCCCTTTCTAAACTTTGTGCTGTTGTAACATCTCCTGCAACTACAAATGCTTTTACAGGCTGTTGTTCTTCTGTACCTAATGTTTGTGCTAATTGATTTGATGGACTATTCCCTGCAATATTAAATTGTGGAACACTTGTAGGAGAAATTGCTTTTGGTGTACTTGCACTTGGTACTGATGTACTTTGGTATTTTGTCTTTGATATTTTAGCAACATTTATTGCTGCCGTAGCTGCTGCAAGTGCAGCCATTAAAGGACCCATCACAACCCCAGCAGGACCCATAGAACTACCTGCTGTAAAGGCAGCCATAACTCCCTGAATACCTTGAACGATTGCCATTGTAATTTGTAATTTTTTATTACGTTCAAATGCTTTCTTTCTTATCTTCTCTTTCTTTTCTTCATCATCTCCAGCTTTAGCTAATTCATTTTCTGTAACTGCATCACTTAAAGCCTGTAAAGAATTTAAAGCTGTCATAGAATGGCTTAATCCTTCTTCAGTCATAGCAAACTCTTTGCTTTGTGCTATTTTACGCATTGTAGCACTTGCTGCGTGAAAACCTCTTTCAGCTTCAATTCTTTGTTTTACTTCTTCTTTTTTTGCTTGTATTATTTCATTACTAGATTGTTTAAATGCTTCAACTTTTCTAAACTCTAATGTTCCTATTTCTTCTTCTTCTTGTTTTGTTGATTGAATTACTTTTTTATTATTATCTATTTTTTGTGTTGTAGAAAAATTATGTGCATCTATTGTTTTAGTTATTAGCTTTTCTTCTTCTTTTAATGTTTCATTTATTTCATCATATCCTTTTACTAAATCATTAGAATTTTTTATTGCTAATAATGTTTTTTTGTTTGCAATATCTTGAGCATCTGAAAATAATGTAATTCCTTGTAATACATCAAAAAAACTTTTATTTTGTCCTGTTTGTGCCTTTACTTGCTCTTTTATTTGTTTTGCAAATTCTTCTGCTCTTAATGATGCAATAGCATCTTGTTTAGCTTTATTTAATGCTAATTGTGTATTTAAAATTAATGCTTTATTAATTTCTTGTAAACTAGATTTTTCTACATCTAAATTTCCTAGTAAATTAGGATATTGTTCTTGTAATTTTTTAACAGCTTTAAATTTTTCTTCTCTAGTTACTGTTTCGTCTTTTAATAGTTTTTGTAATTTATCTGATGCACTTAATTCTTTTGAAATAGCATCTACAGCTTTAGATGTTATTTCGTTCATTGTTTCTTGAGCCTTTGTAACTCCAAACAACATATTTTTTAACTTGTCAAAGTTTGCTATTAATGCTCCTACTGCTACAATGATTGCTCCAATACCTAAACTAACTAAAGCAACTCTCATTAATTTAATAGCTTTTGTACCACCACCAACTGCAAAATTAAATAGCTTTTGTACCTTCTCATTATTTTGAATAGCATCACCCATTTTTCTGAATGATGGTATTGATTCTCTTATTCCCTGAATACCTTGAGAAATAGCCATTGCAGATTGTACTCTTAATAATGCTGCTTGTACTTTATCAGATTCAACACCAAATGCTCCCATTGCTCCTGTACCTAATTCAAATCCTGCTGTAACACCTCCTAATGCACCACCTAAATTTTGTGCTGTAGTTTGAGCCATTCCATCAATCTTCAAATCTGTATCTATGATTACTTTTTTGTAATCTCCGATTTGCCTAGATAAATCTTTAAACTCTTTAGAACTTGTATCTCCAGCAGCTGCTAGTTGATACAAAGCATCTTCCATTTCTCCAATCTTGGTATTTAATGGTTTAATCTCTCCAAATACATCTTCAAATGATGAGCCTAACTCATCCATATCTTTGATAGCACTTCTAGCATCAACACTAATATCTATTTGCTTTTTTATTGCCATTGTTCTTGTCTTTTAAGCTGTTCTTTTTTCTCTTGTTTTGTTTTAGGTATTTTATAAAAACCTTTTGCTATATCAATGTTTTTACTATAACCTATCCAATCATCACTTCTTAATAATTCTAATATATTCTCTAACATCTTATCCTGCTTGTTTAATTACTATACTTGTTGTTGCAAAAGCTGTTCCTGCTGCATTATAATACGTTACAGGGATAGTTTGTATTCTTTCTGATCCTGTAGTATTTCTTGGTATTGTTATATCTATTGTTCTTTCTGTTGTATATGTTACAGGCAAAGAAAAAGTTATAAATTGTGTTTCTCTTGTTGCGCTTAAAGTTACATAACCACCACCACCATCAAACATTTTTGTAGGATTAGGTGGTTTTAACATTTTAATAGGTAAACTTAATGTTCCAGCATCAGATGAAAATGCTTCGTTAGGTGTATAAATTAAACCTTTATTTATTTCCCATTTAGATATTAATACAAATTCAACTTCTCCTGTAGTTAAATCTGTTTTCATAGAATCTATAGTGTATTTTTTATCTCTTAATAATATAGCATCATCTAATGTTAATGTTGTTAAAACATTTATAGGTAAATGACATTTAACAGTAACTTTTCTTGATTTACTATTAAATAGATTGATTAAATAATTACTATAAAAAGTCATATATAAACTATTCTCTATTGGTGTATCTTTTAATGTAGAAACATCATAGCCAAAGTTTTGAGAATAATTTTCTAAATTGTCAAACAAATCTTGCCCCATAGGCATATATGAACTTAATGTACTTGTTGAACTACCATCATTAAATTTTAATGTTATAGACTTACTTTCATCCATAAATAATTTTACAGGCTTTGGTATGTAACTTTTTCCACCACTTGCATTATCAAGAGCATAACTTACTTGTAAATTAGTTCCTGTAAATTTTGTAAACAACATATTTTCAAAAGGTAGTTTTACTTTGAAATCACTACCATCATACGGAAAAGATTCTTGTAAATTACCATAACTTCTTCCAAATTCTCCAAGAAATTCTTCATTTAAAAAAGCCTTTGATTTTTGCCATTCAAACGATATAGATTTGTATAGTTTTAATCTATCAACTTTTATACTTTCTGTATCTGTATATTCTGTTATATCTACTTCACCTCCGAAATTATACCATTGTTCTAATGGCTCAATTTGAAAATGTGTTGCTGTAAATGTAGGATAGCAAACTAAATTAAATTGCTTTAGCATACCACTAAACCAATCAGCAATTTTCATATCAGGTGCTAAATTTTGAAAGTTTATGTTATTAGTTAAAACTAGAGGAACAGTAATTGCAGTTTCATATTCTATAATTGTTGATGATGCAGTACCACCTGAACTTGTTGTATATATATACCTATGGTTCACTTTAGCTGCTGTTATATTACAAGCTGTATTTTGTATTCTTGCTTGTAAAGTATATACATCATTTAAACTTGGTGTATTAGCTGATGATGGTGCTAACTGAACATCAACTGCACTACCTGAATATGTTACAGGAACAGAACTTAAAAGAGTACCATTTTTAAAAACATCTATGTAAATACTTGTATTAACTGACAATGTAATATCTACTAATCTTATAATATGAAATCCTTGACCTACTGATCCTGTTGCTGATAAATATGCTGAATTATATGCAACATTTATTTCACTATTTGTTAGTGTAGAATTTGCTGTTGAATCGTTAAAAACTACATCTTCAGATTCTCCAAATACAAAAGGAGTTTTAGCATTTTTAAAATATGTAAATGATTTTTTAAAATAATTAGAATTTAAAAAATTACCATTAAATGTTAAACTGTATTTTGATTCTATTTTGTCAAATATTACTTTATCTTTTATTGCTGGAAATAATTCATTCCAAACTAATGGATAACTATTATCTGATATATCTGTATTTGCACCATCTCCATATGTCCAAACTCTATTAGAACTTATTAAAGGAAATCTAACATCTAGATCTCCTGTATTTGTAATAGCATTAGAAACAG